ATAAGTGACTTAGACTTTGCTGACAGACAGAACGCTAAACCACCTTGGTATAAAACCCTTGGTGGTGGCGTTCAAGCAGAAGCAATGGAGATATTCGCAGCTAAGAAGAAAGCTGAGTCTATGAGGAAGGAACTCAAGGATTACATTTGTGTAATGTATGGGCCTTCACATTGGGAAGAGCTTCTACGTATTGAGGCTGATATCCGCAAACAAAAGAAAGAACATGATCACAAACGTATAGAGATGAAGCGTAAGATTGTAGAGTGGGGAGCAGGTTTTGTGTTGTTCCTAGTTATTACAGGTAGCTTTGTAGGTTTGATTTACTTAAGGACGTTATAATGGCAAGATCATTGACAGATAAACAACAGAAGTTTCTAGAGGTTCTCTTTGATGAGGCTAATGGAGATGTTGTACAGGCTAAGAAGTTAGCTGGCTATGGAGATGGTACTTCCACTTCTCTTATTGTTGAGTCTCTAAAGGATGAGATAGGTGAGAAGACACGCACTTGGTTTGCTCGTACTGCACCTAAAGCAGCTATGGCTATGACACAGGCACTGTATGATCCTACTGAGTTAGGTATTCGTGATAAGATGGCTGCAGCGAAAGATTTACTTGATCGCGCTGGGCTAGGCAAGGTAGACAAGGTTGATGTAACTTCAGGAGGCGGCGGTATATTTTACTTACCCCCCAAAGAAGGGAAGAATGAGTAGACCTTGCCACAAATTGACTACAAGAGAGACTTGGGTTTCTGGGAATTACCCAAACCTAACAAGGGCAAAGAGAGAGAATGGCACACAGTAGCTAGGGTATCACAAACAATACCTTTTGGCTATGAGTTACACCCCGACAATGAAAGACTGCTAGTACCAATACCACATGAACTAGAAGCGCTTGAGCTTGCAAAGAGACACTTAAAACAATATTCCTACAGGGAAGTTGCAATTTGGTTGACAAAGCACACTGATAGGTATATATCTCATATGGGCTTAAAGAAGCGAGTAGAAATTGACAGAAGACGTAAAAAAGCAGTTATTATTAAACGCAGACTTGCCAAAAGGCTCCAAGAAACCATCTCGGAGATCGAAAAGCTTGAAAAAGGCAGGGTCGGGGCGTACTCAGAAGAAAGCTAACCAGACAGAGACAGTCGCTACTCCCCCTACAACTGTTCCTGCAGAGGTTAAGGCTCCTGAGTTTGATGTCGAGGTAGCACAGGATGTCGTGTTTAAACCTAACCCCGGCCCTCAGACAGACTTTCTTAGTTCATCTGAGCGTGAAGTTTTATATGGGGGTAGTGCTGGTGGTGGTAAGTCATATGCTATGCTTGCTGACCCGCTACATGGTTTAAACCACCCCAACTTTAGCGGGTTGTTAGTAAGACACACTACAGAAGAGTTAAGGGAACTTATACAGAAATCTCAGGAGTTATACCCTCGTGCTGTACCGGGAATCAAGTGGTCTGAAAGAAAGTCTCAGTGGATTTCACCTAGAGGTGGTAGACTGTGGATGTCATATCTTGATAAGGACATGGACGTTACGAGATATCAGGGTCAGGCGTTTAACTGGATTGGGTTTGACGAACTTACTCAATGGCCTACACCTTTCGCTTGGGATTATATGAGGAGTCGCTTGAGATCTGCTAGTTCAATGGAGTTAGGTCTTTATATGAGAGCCACAACTAACCCTGGTGGCAGCGGTCATAGCTGGGTTAAGAAGATGTTTATTGATCCTGCTAAGTATGGTGAGCCTTTCTGGGCTACTAATATCGAGACAGGTGAAGAGATTAAGTATCCAGCGGGTCACTCTAAGGCTGGTCAGTCACTGTTTAAGCGTAGGTTTATACCTGCTAGTTTATTTGATAACCCCTACTTAGCAGAGAGTGGCGACTATGAGGCAATGCTTCTGTCGCTACCAGAGCATCAACGTAAGCAACTACTAGAAGGTAACTGGGATGTTAATGAAGGCGCAGCCTTTCCTGAGTGGAACAGAGCCATACATGTCGTGGAGCCTTTTAAAATTCCCTCAAGCTGGACTAAGTTTAGAGCTTGCGACTACGGTTACGGAAGCTACACAGGCGTTGTCTGGATTGCTGTATCACCCAGTGAGCAGCTTGTTGTCTACAGAGAGTTATATTGTTCTAAGGTTACAGCTACTGATTTAGCTGATATGATACTAGATGCAGAGGCAGAAGATGGCACAATTAGATATGGTGTTTTGGATAGTTCTTTATGGCACAAGCGTGGTGATACTGGCCCGTCATTGGCTGAACAAATGAATATGAAGGGTTGCCGCTGGCGTCCCTCAGATAGATCTAGAGGCTCTCGTGTAGCAGGTAAGAACGAGATGCACAGACGGTTACAGGTAGATGAGCATACAGAAGAGCCTAGACTTGTATTCTTCGCTAACTGTACCAACACAATAGCTCAACTACCCTCTATACCTCTAGATAAAAGAAACCCAGAGGACGTTGATACAAATGCAGAAGATCACTTGTATGACGCTCTAAGGTATGGTATAATGACAAGACCTAGAAGTTCTATATGGGACTACAACCCTGCAACTCAACGATCAGGGTTTCAAGCCTCTGACCCCAGCTTTGGATATTAAATATGGCAGAACAAGACGAACTCATGTTTGAGACAGATGAAGTAACCGCAGCAGAGGATGCAGAAGATAGCATCTTTGAGTCTGTATCTAGTGTTGTTTCATTTGTTAACGAAAGATTTAAACGTTCAGAGGATGCACGTTATGGTGATGAGACACGTTGGTTACGTGCCTATCGCAACTATCGTGGTATCTACGGATCAGATGTACAATTCACTGATACAGAGAAGTCTCGTGTGTTTATTAAGGTCACTAAGACAAAGACACTCGCTGCTTATGGTCAGATTGTAGACGTACTGTTTGGCAACAATAAGTTCCCACTTACTATTGATCCTTCTATTTTACCAGATGGTGTAGCTGAGTCAGTACACATTAACATTGATCCTAATGCTGAACAGGCTGGGGATGAACTGGGTAATGTTACACGAGATACAGCCCCTAAGCCTTACTTAATCGGGCCTGACACTGAGTTAAAGCCCGGTGAGACTATGGCTGACCTTAAGAACCGACTAGGACCGCTAGAGGAGAAGCTAGGGCCGGTCAGTGATAAGGTTATTGAGGGTGATGGCACCACCCCTACCACAGTAACGTTTCACCCTGCTATGGTGGCCGCTAAGAAGATGGAGAAGAAGATCCATGATCAGCTTGTAGAGTCAGGTGCAAATAAGCATTTACGCTCTATGGCATTTGAGATGGCTCTTCTAGGTACTGGTGTTATGAAGGGTCCATTTGCTGTAGACAAAGAATACCCTAACTGGAATGAGGATGGTGAGTATGACCCTCTGGTTAAGACTGTACCTTCTACTAGTCACGTATCTCTATGGAACTTCTATCCTGACCCAGAGGCGTCAAGTATGGATGATGCGGAGTATGTAGTGGAACGTCATAAGATGTCTCGTACACAACTACGTAGCCTAAAGAACCGTCCTTACTTTATGAAGGATTCTGTTGAGCTTGCTGTAGATAAAGGCCCAGACTACGATATGAAGTACTGGGAACAGACTATGGAAGACAACGAGACTGAGGCTACTACAGAGCGCTGGGAAGTCTTAGAGTTCTGGGGTTTTGTCGATGTAGATCTACTAGAAGAGAATGGTGTATCTATTCCTAAAGATTACAAGGACTTAGATGAGCTTAGCTGTAACATCTGGGTGTGTAACGGTGAAGTACTACGTTTTGTGCTTAATCCTTTTAAGCCAGCAACTATACCTTATTATGCAACACCATACGAACATAACCCTTACTCATTCTTTGGGGTAGGTATAGCGGAGAATATGGATGATACGCAAACTCTTATGAATGGGTTTATGCGTATGGCTATTGACAATGCTGCATTATCTGGTAATCTAATTATAGAGGTTGATGAAACCAATTTAGTACCGGGGCAGGACTTAAGTGTGTACCCAGGAAAAGTCTTCCGTAGACAGGGTGGTGCTCCAGGCCAAGGCATTTTTGGGACTAAGTTTCCTAATGTGGCACAAGAGAACCTACAACTATTTGATAAGGCTAGGGTATTAGCAGATGAGAGTACAGGCTTCCCAAGTTTCGCACATGGTCAAACAGGCGTCAGCGGAGTGGGGCGAACTGCTTCTGGCATCTCTATGCTTATGTCTGCAGCTAATGGCAGCATACGAAATGTTGTTAAGAACGTTGATGATTACCTCATACGGCCACTAGGTAAGTCCTTCTTTGCATTTAACATGCAGTTTGACTTTGATGAGGATATTCGTGGTGACCTAGAGGTACGTGCATCTGGTACAGAGAGCCTTATGGCTAATGAGGTACGCTCACAACGTCTGATGCAGTTCTTACAGGTAGCACAGAACCCAACACTGGCACCGTTTGCTAAGATGGACTATATCATTCGTGAGATTGCTAAGTCTATGGAACTTGACCCTGACAAGGTGACTAACTCTATGCAGGACGCAGCTATTCAGGCTGAGATCTTGAAAGCATTCCAAGCACCACAGCAACCACCTGCAGGACCAGAGGGTGTACAAGCACCACAAGGTCAGGCTCCTCAAGGTGTAGCAGATACATCAGGCGGTGGTGGTTCACAGATGGGTATAGGTACAGCACCAACTCCAGGTGAGCAAGGGTTTACTGGTAATGTCGCTTAAGCAACTCGTTAACAACAAACAAGCTATGGATGAGTTTAATCAGCTAATTGATGAACTTATAGCTACACAACACAGGACTATGGAACAGGCTGGTTCTGTACAAGAGGTGTATTCAGCACAGGGTTCTATTAGTACGCTAAGACGGTTAAAGCTACTCAGGGAGATGGTTAATGGTTGACTACCGTAAACGCTTAGTTGACATGACTCCAGAAGAAAAGGCAGAGGTAGCCCCTGCTGCAGATAACTTCTCTAAAGTGTTTGGAGATAGGACAGAAGAACCTATGTCAGTGACTGCCGCTGATACAGCCGTAAGTTTAGCTACACCAGTAGACTCAGTAGTAGAAGTACAAAAAGAGCTACAAAAAGAAGAGCCTGACTATCTAAAGATTGGTATGCTTGCAGGAGTTGAGGCTTTAGGAAGTATACCTGCACTTGGCCCAGTAGCAAAGAGTATGATACGTAAGGGTGCAGATTTATCTAAACAGACTGACACTGCTATAGAAGGTACTACTAATATACCTGCTGTATCTGCAAGATCTAACACAGAGTTTAAAAATACGGTTAAAGGTTATAAACTATTTACCAGAGGAGAAGATGGTAAACTATACCCTCTTTTTGTTGATGCTGATACAGAAGTTCCTGTAGGATCTTACATGAAGGCTGTTTTTCCAGAGTACAGGTTTAAAGCAGAAAATGGAAATTACTATGTACCTTCTCGTGGCACAAAAGGTAAAAAAGGAACTGGCGACTCCATTAAAATACCAGACCAAGAAACCAGAGATATGCTTATAAAAGCAGGGTTTTTAGCAAAGGGTTCAAAAGCTAAAACAATAAAAGCTGTAGCTGCTAGACCCGGATGGCATGCAGGTGACAATCCAACAGCAGCGCATATTGGTCCTGAAGTTAAGATAGATGGTAAGAGTTATAAGATAAGAGGTGGTGATCAAGTCTGGGCAGAAGTAGAAATGCCAGCAGACGTAGATTGGCAGGAAATAGCAAACAGTCGTGCTCTTCTAAAGAAAGATGGTACACCAAATGTAAAAACCGCTCACATTACAGATGAATTACCTTTTGGAGGTTATTACAGGTACAAGACAAATCCTAATATGCAGGGTAACTGGCTTATTAGTGGCGAGATGAAAGTAAACCGTATTATAGACCGTGACGAAGTTAAAAAGTTAAATACAGAGGCTGGTGTAGAAGATTTACCTACAGAGGCAGAATTAAGAGAAAAGCTAGGCAAAGGTTTTGCCTCTGGTGGATTAGTAGGAGCAGATATGTATCAAGGTGTAGATGATTATCAAATGGCAGAAATGGGCGCAGGTATGAAAAAAGACCAAACACAAATGGCCTTTGCGCTGGGCGGCTCTGTAGAAGAAGTAGATCCAGTCTCAGGTAATGAAGTACCTACAGGGTCACTACCAGAAGAAGTACGTGATGACATTGATGCTAAACTAAGTGAGGGTGAGTATGTCGTACCCGCTGATGTGGTTCGTTACTACGGAGTTAAGTTCTTTGAAGACCTACGCAGTCAAGCTAAGATGGGCTTTGAAGATATGGCAGCTAATGGTCGTATCGGTGGAGAGCCTGTACCAGCAGAGGGTGGCTTACCGTTTGATGTTTCTGAGCTACAAGCAGAGGATATGCCAGATGGACCTATGATGATGAACGAGGGTGGTGACGTTACAAGTATGACACAACCTGATTTTCTTTCTGGTTACTCGTTTCCAGGGGTAGGTGGCGCACAAGAGTACAAAACTTACATTAATGATCAGGGCTTGACAATGACTATTAGATTTGTTAATGGTCAACCTACAGTTTCAATACCAGCAGGTTACACTGAGGTAGGTGTAGAGGCTCCTGCTCAACAGGTAGCACCTCAAAGATATAGTGGTAGAGATAGAGATGGAGATGGTCCCGTATCAGAAGCTCCTAAAAGAAAAAAGGTAAACTATTCTGAAGTTGGTAATATAGGTGATAAAACAGAAGACGCCTCAATAAGTGATTGGTTTGATCGTGTAACTGAGGATATTAGAGGTGCTACAAACTCAGTAGGTTTAAGTATACCTGTAATTGGATTAGCTCAAGCTCAACATAGAAACTTTATGAGAGAGGAGTTAAACAAAGCTTATGAAGGGCTAGATAAAAAAAGCCCTTATAAAGAAAGAGTTAAAGGTTTACTTGATCAACTAGAGGGTAAAAATGAACAAGGTGACATTGATATTTTAGGCGGGATACAAAATGCCGCTGAAGGTATTAGTTCTGGTTTAACAAATGCGTACAGAACATTTAAGAAAAGTGCAAGTCCACTGTATCAACCAGAGGTATCAAAAGAAAGACAAGCTGAAAAGAGTCAGTCTCTATCAAATGCTTTTGTATCTGGGTATAAAGGTTTAAAAGGTTCAGATGCTGTTCACGCACAAGCTAGTGATAATTACAGAAAAGATATGAAAGCTGCAGGTTACAAATCTACACCCTTTGGCTTTGTTAAAGAGGGTGAAAAGAAACAAGACAGTAGTTCTAAGTCAAGTGGTAGTAAATCATATTCTCCTTCTGACTTAGGTTTTACCTCTGACCCTAAAACTGGCGCTGTTTAGTCAGTTTAAAATAAACTATAAGGCTACCCGGCAATAATGCTGGCCCCAACATAAAGGAACTACAACTATGTCAATGGCAGAACAAACTATTATTAAAGCAGACAGCTACGCACATGATCGCAACCAACAGTTGCTTGAGAAAGAAGAACGCGAACTAGAGGCACTCATCAAGGGTGAGCAGGTCGATGAAGAAGCAGAAGATAATCAGGAACCCGATAGCCAAAGCACTGAGAACGCCCAAGTTTCAGATGAGAGTGATACGGAACAAAAAGAAACACGGTCTGTGGAATCCAAAGAGTCTGAAGAAGTTAATACAGAGTCAGATGGATTAAGCGCTGAAGAGAAGTCTTTCAAGAAGCGCTATGGCGATATACGTAAACTCCTACAAACTAAGGAAAAGGACTGGGATGCCAAGTTTGAAAAACTACAAGGACAACTTGATAAAGCTACTAAGAATGAACTGGTTCTTCCCAAGTCTAAGGAAGAGATTGAAGCTTGGTCATCTAAGTACCCTGATGTCGCAGGGATTGTCGAAGCTATCGCAGAAAACAAAGCCGCTGAAAAAGCTTCTTCTTTGGATAGTCGCCTCAAAGAAATAGAAGAGCTACGCACACAAGCTAAGAAAGAAAAAGCTGAAGCAGAGCTTATGTCTTTACACCCTGACTTTGAAGAGATACGCTCCTCAGATGAGTTTCATAACTGGGCAGAGAAACAACCTAAAGTTGTACAGGATGCTCTATACGAGAACTCTGAGGATGCTAAGTCTGTAGCAGTGGCTATTGACCTATATAAGTCACACAAGGGTATTAAGTCTAAACCTAATAATAGTGCAGATAAGGCAGCAGCCTCTTCTGTAAAGAGTAAAAGCAGAACTACCGTAAATGATGATGAGAGTAAAAACTTCTGGCGTGAATCTACTGTCGCTAAAATGAGTGACAAAGAGTTTGAGAAGCACCATGAAGAGATACATGAAGCTCAGAAATCTGGTAAGTTTGTATATGATTTGTCAAAATAACTGTTGACAATAGGTACGAGTTGAATATAACTTGTATTGAGTACACTTTAAACGTGTATTTTAACTAAGACTCTAGCCACTACTAGACTACCCAAATACGTTTGACCTCTGTTACACAGGTAGGCATACCTAGATAATAGACTACTCAGATAAGTTTGGCCTCTGCTGTGGATATGATGATCTATAACTTTAACGGTCATATCTATAAGGAGATTAATTATGGCTGCATTTGGAAAAGCTGGAAGCTATACCAACCTTGACAACGGAGTATTCTCTAGCGTCATCTACTCAAAGCAAGCTCAAATTGCGTTTCGCAAGGCTGCTACAACTCAAGCGATTACTAACTCTGAATATTTTGGGGAGATCGCAAACCAAGGTGATACGGTTCGCATTCTTAAAGAGCCTGATATCACAGTGAATGCATTGCTACGTGGTACAACCGTTTCGGCGCAAGACCTCGTTGATAATGACTTTCAGTTGACTATCGACAAAGCCAACTACTTTGCCTTCAAGCTTGACGATATTGAAGAGCAGCAAGCCCACCATGACTTCATGCGTTTATCATCTGATCGTGCAGCCTATAAAATGGCTGATGCTATGGATGCTGACGTATTGTCATACATGTCTGGTTACACTACTGCTGGTGCGGTAATTAGTGCTGTAAGCGGCACTGCTTCACACCAAACAGCGGGTGACTTGACAGGTGAACTTCTGACTGCTAACAAGTTGGATATGTCAGACTTCGGAAACATCACTACTTCTGCTTCTGCAGGTACAACTGGTGACTCAATTCCGTTGGCTCCTCGCTTTGGCGGTGCAACTGCTGCATCAGCAACCACAGCAACACCTTTGCAAGTCGTAGCTCGTATGAGCCGTGTACTTGATCAGGCTAATGTTGATACTCGTGGGCGTTGGCTGTGTGTTGACCCGGTATTCATGGAGCTCTTAAAAGACGAAGATTCTCGCGTTTTGAACGCTGACTTCGGTGGTGCAGGACTGCAAAACGGTCTGGTACTTAATAACTTGCATGGCTTCCGTATCTACCAGTCAAACAACCTTCCTGCGAAGGGCACTGGCGCTGGTACTACAGGTACAACTGCACAGGACGATAACTATGGCGTTATTGTAGCTGGACACGATTCTGCTGTTGCTTCTGCACAGCAACTCAACAAAGTTGAGACTTACCGTGACCCAGATTCATTCGCTGATATTGTTCGCGGTATGCATCTTTACGGGCGTAAAATTCTTCGTCCAGAAGCCTTGGTTACTGCAGTATACAACGCTGCTTAATACACCTATAAACATGGGGGCTGGCTACATGCTGGCCCCTTTGTGCTTATTTTAAAGGGACACTCCTATGGCAATCACTACAGCGATGTGTAACAGCTTCAAGCAAGAGCTACTTGGGGGCGTTCACGACTTAGATACCAACACACTTAAAATTGCTCTAATCAAGGCTTCTCCTACTGGTACGTATGGTGCAGCTACAACTAATTATAGTGACGTTACTGGTAACTCAGATGAGGCTACTGGTACTAATTACACTACAGGTGGCAACACTCTGGCTGGTGCTACTATTTCACTAGATGGCTCTACTGCTATCATAGACTTTACAGATACAACTTGGGCATCCGCTACAGTATCAGCAGACGGTTGTATCATCTATAACACTTCACAAGCAAATAAAGCTATTGCTACTATTGACTTTGGTGGTACTAAGACATCTACTAATGGTGACTTTGTGGTACAATTCCCAGCAGCGGCTGCATCTACAGCAATTATCCGTATCGCATAAGGGAGCATAGTTATGGCTCTTGTTGTCAAGGATAGAGTAAAAGAAACTACTACAACTACAGGCACAGGTGCTGTAACTCTAGCTGGCGCAGTGGCTGGCTTTCAAGCTTTCAGTGGTGTTCTCTCAGATAGTGATACTACATACTACTCTATCGTACACAGAGACACTGCTGAGTTTGAAGTAGGTTTAGGTACTTACAGTTCAAGCACTCTTACACGTACTACTGTCTTAGAGAGTAGTAACAGTGGTAATGCAGTTAACTTTACTTCTGGTACTAAAGACATATTCATCACTTATCCTGCTGAGAAGTCAGTATACTTAGACGCCAGTGATGTATTAGCTGTAGGTAACATTAATACAAGTGGTTACCTCAGAGGCCCATCTACTTTCACTATTGACCCTGCTACACATGGCGATGATACAGGTACTCTTGTTGTTGCTGGTAACTTGCAGGTAGATGGCACAACCACCACAATCAACAGTACTACAGTTACACTAGATGATAAGAACCTTGTCTTAGCTAGTGGGGCGGCTAATTCTGCTGCAGCTAACGGCGCAGGGTTGACAATAGATGGTGCAAGTGCTACACTAACTTATGCTGATACTGGTGATAAGTTTGTCTTTAACAAGTCACTAGATGTAACAGGTACAAATACAGCTACAACCTTTGCAGGGCAACTTAGCGGTACTATTACGAGTGCTACTACTGGTGTTACTCAGAGTGGTAGTGATAACAGCACTAAGCTTGCTACAACAGAGTACACAGATAGGGAAGCAGCAGATCAGGCCACAGCTTTGGCTATTGCGCTAGGATAATATTATGGCAAACACGTTTAAGAATTATGTTTCAGCTAGTGTAGGAACAGGTGCTACAACTGTATATACGGTTCCTGGTTCTACTACAGCTATCCTCATTGGTCTTAACTTATCTAACAGAACCACTAGTCAGATCTTAGTTGATGTTCAGTTAGGGTCTACTTACATTGTAAAGGCTGCTCCTGTACCTGCAGGGTCAGCTTTATCTGTTTTAGATGGCAAGATTATAGCAGAGGCTACTGAAACTATTGTAGTTACATCAGATACAGCATCCTCTGTTGATGCAATTATCTCTGTGTTGGAGCAAACCTAATGGCAGGATATATCGGTTCTAAGGCGGTCAACCTCAGTACCACTGGGGCTGATATTAATGGTAATGCCAATATAGATGGTGATCTTTCCTTTCGTGATAACGACAAAGCCATCTTTGGCGCTGGGTCTGACCTACAGATTTATCATGATGGTAACCACAGCAGAATTACAGATTCTGGTACTGGTAACTTGCGCCTCAGAGGGTCAAATGTTGGGATGGAAAGTAACGCAGGGCATGATATATTTACGGGCATTGAAGGCGGTGCAGCAACTATATACCACAACAACGCTGCCAAACTCGCCACCACCAGCACAGGTGTAGACATCACTGGGGTTTTGTCCAGCGACAATGCAGCTTTAGGAAATTTTGTTTACGCAGGTGAGTCTGGTGGTCTTTATCTAGATGGAGGTTACTCGACTAGGATAACCTCTACTTCTTACGGTGCTGCAAATCAATCTATGTTGTTCTATACAGGTACTGGTTCTGGCTCAGAACGCATGCGCATCGACAGCAGCGGTAACTTGCTGGTGGGGACTACGAGTTCAACGCCCCATACGGGAACAAGCACAGGTGTTGCCATCCGCAATGATGGCGGTGTGTTTTTTACAAGAGCAAACGCAGATGTTCTAAATGTAAACCGCACAACATCTGATGGGGCTATTGCTCAATTCCGAAAAGACGGCACCGTTGTGGGGAGTATTGGTACTAATTCTGGGCGTTTTGCAATCTATGG